CGTTATCTGCTAATCTTCCTTGCGAGCCAAAGCATCAGACGCGCCAACAAAATACGCAGCAAGCCTATTCGTCGCTTTAGTGCCGGTTCGTTCATCTTGCAGCCGTTGAATTTGTGTCTCTCTGAAGGCCTCAACCGCGCACACAAGGCGCGCGTATATGTCCGCTGATACCGTCTTGGGCCTGCGATAGTGGAATGCCCACGATGCAGAAAACGGGATGCCCCATTTCTGCTCTACCCGGCGCATTGCGTTACCCAAGTCGCCAGAACCGCGACACTCGCCAGCGACGAGCTTTCGGTCCATCTCGACGGCGTGATCTACAAACGCGCTCGGATTCATTTGTTCAACTCGCAAAGGCTTTTTGCACACTGCAAACGACTCCCATGTTTCAATCGGAACATGGAAACCGAGGACAAAAACAAACACACATTCACGAGCCTTGCTTGGTCGGCGCGGTTACTCGTGAAGAAACTAAAAAATCAGCGCTCCGAAAAAGCTCGGGCCGAAGCCCGAGCAGTCAGGGAGGGAGGACGTACCCAAGGGCACGCTGTCGAACTTCCGAAGGGGAAGCCCTTCACGCCGCCGTCTGTCACTCGGCGCGAAGCTGTGAAATCTTGAATCGTCGCAAGCCCCCGCGACGTAGAGCCGGGCGTGAAGCATGTCCCCCGCGTAAACGCCCGGCTCATTTCGCTCTCGCGAACGCATGAGCGACGATAGCCAACAGGCCGAGGATGACTGACCAAAGGATGATTTGTGCGGCGGTCATTGCGCGGCCTCCATGTTGGAAGCATCGCGCTTGACCCGTTCGGCCATGAATACACGAACCTTATCGGCGGTCTCAGGCCACACGCGGCGGCCAGATTCCAAACGCTCCACAAGCTCAGAGTTGCCGCATGACGCCTTCCCAAAGTAGGAACGCCCCATGCCCGTCTGGGCGAGGAAAGACCGGATTTCGTCTAGCAGCTCGTTGTCCATGCCCTGCATTCTATCCTCTAAAGCGGATAAGTCAAGCGTCCTCGATAAAGGACGTGCAGGGTGATTAGAATTGCGGATATTAGCCGAATGAATGAGGGATGGCGGGCGCGGCTTTCCGAGGCCGTAGCCAAAAGCGAAAAATCCAAGCGCCAGGTCTCGTTAGAGGCAGGGCTTGGGGCTGGCTACCTGCATTCAATCTTGACTGAAGGCAAAGACCCAACCGTCGCCAACCTTATGAAGGTTTGCGAGAAACTCGGCGTTTCCTTGTGGGCGATCCTGTACGGAACCCAGATAAGCGCTGAGGACGAAGAACTCCTGCGCCTATATCAGGCTTCGTCCCCGGATGAGCGAAAAGCCCTTTTACAACTGGTTCGAAGCCGCCGCGCGCGCTGAATAAGCGCACAATCTCGCGCTTTTCCTTGGCGGACAGAGCCGACAAAGCCCCCAACAGCTCGTCAACACGCATCGCCCCCCCCCCGCTAGGAATTTATACACCATTGCAGGAACATATGCGGAACGCAAGTTAGCAAGCCTTGATCTTAACGGGATGCACGGGGCGGGCAACCCGTGATTCCACGGAACTGTCACATTTCGCGGCAATAAAAATCTCCGCTATGGCGGATAGCCCGCTTGACTTATCCTCTAAAGCGGATATTCTAGTCTCACATCAGGGCTTGCCCGGATAGAGGGGACTGAAATGACGCAAACGCAAATCACGATGCTCCCGACGCGCGACCTTATCGCGATTGTCCGCAGCACAAACCCCAACGGACGCTTCTGGTTAGAGCTTGTTTGGGCAAAGAGCGAAATTGCCCGACGCAATCGCGCCGCCCTCTCCAAAGCTACAGGGGGCAAGTGATGAGCGCTTTCTACACAGTCATCTGCGAAGGCAAATACAGCTACGAAAATGACCACGTTGCCAAGCCGCTCGATGAGCAGCTTCGTCTGATTGCGGACCTCGTTTGGACTGAACAATGGGACGAAATCTCCGCTTGCTACAAAAGCGACCCGCTCGCCGGAACGTGCGTCGATGCAATGGCGGAACTTGCCGAAGCTCTCGACGCGCAAAGCAAGCGCCTGGAGCAAGAGCCGGGCGATGAAGCGTGCGCAATCATCCGCCGCGTTCTGAACCGTGAACCGTGGTTTCCGCCGTCTGACGAAGGCGAACCCGATCCGCGCCGCTTTAACGAGATGGTTCGTCAGCAAACAAGCTGGGGGGCATGATGCGCGCCGCCCTCTCCACAACCTTCGAGCTTATCTGCATCGCCGCTTTCGTCGGCGCAATCCTTACGGTGTCGCCCTAAACAACGGAGAACGCACAATGGAAAACGTAGTCATCAACGGTGTCGAATATGCACCCGTCAAGCAGTCAACTGGCTCGCGTGCTGTTGTCGTAGTGGATCGTGGCTGGATTTTCGCTGGCGACGTAACGCGCGCAAATGGCCGCATCAAGCTCGCTAATGCGCTGCATGTTTTCAAGTGGGAGTCGCAAGGCTTCTCTGGAATGGTGGCCGATCCCAAGAAAGCCAAAGCTGATCTGCGCAAGGTTGCAGACGTTGATATTCCAGAAGGCGCGGAAGTGTTTTGCGTGCCTGTTGCTGATGGCTGGGGGCTGTGATGAGCGCAGGCTTTAAGCCAGTCGGCTACGGCGACGGCTACGGCTACGGCTACGGCGACGGCTACGGCAAGGGCTACGGCAAGGGCTACGGCTACGGCTACGGCTACGGCTACGGCGACGGCTACGGCTACGGCGACGGCTACGGCAAGGGCTACGGCGACGGCTACGGCTACGGCGACGGCTACGGCTACGGCAAGGGCTACGGCTACGGCGACGGCTACGGCTACGGCTACGAAACTGTCAACAATAGCGATCACATCCGACGCGCGAAGGTGTCGCCATGACCGACGCTGAAACCCTCTCAGAAGGCGTGCTTCTTGCGATAGCTTGGATTGCAACGCCATGAGTCCGTACATTGCAGAGGAAGCCATGCGCTGCGAAATGGCAAAGGTCGTCAAAGACTTTGGGTCGCTTGCGGATTTCATAAAGCGCTTGCGTGCCGCTGGCTACACAAACCGCGAAATAATCGACCATGGCGGCATTGTGTGGAAGCGCGAAAAGCAACGCCAGCAACTTATGAACGCAAGGGCAATATGATCCGCGCAATCTCATATTGGCGCTGGCGTCTCTGGCTACATTGGACAGCGCACGCACAGCCCGCCTTCGTCCGCTACTACCAACGCAAGATAGCGGCGGCAAAGAGGCAGCATAAAAAAACCTCGCACATTGTCGCGAAACTGAAAAGCGAACGGCACGACGCGCTTAGGAAGGAAATCGGGCGATGAACAACGTCTATGCCCTACGCGCGGAAGGCGTGAAACATGCCGAACTGCGCGAGCAAATCAAGCAAATTGGCGGACTGTCTGACGATGATCAGACTTTGCTTGATACACTAGAAGGCGCGTCGAGCTACCCGGAACTGTGCGGGCTTGTCCTTCGCGAAGCCAAGGCAAGCGAGGCGATGGCCGAAGGGCTGCAAAGCATCATTGACGACATGCAACAGCGCAAGGCGCGGCTTCTACACCGCGCAAAGCAATACCGCGCGACGGTTGCGGAATCCATGTTGAACGCTGGCGAACGCAAGCTGACGCTGCCCGACATGACGGTATCCGTCCGCATGGGCAAGCCGCGCCTCATCATTGACGAGGGCGCAATACCGGATCGCTACCGCGTGCCACACATCACATTCAAGACGAACAGGGACGCCATTCAAGCGGACGTTGACAAGGGCGATGTGCCCGAAGGCGTCCAGATAGCAAACCCGCAGCCTATCATCACCATACGCGGAGCGTGACATGACCGAGGAAACACTGCTGTCAATTTTGAACGGTTGCCGGATCACGCACACGCGCGCCATCAGCATGGCGAAGCCGTTCCGGTTCTGGATGCGCGAAGCCTTTATGAAAGAGGCCCGGCAAGACCGTATGCACGCGCGCTACACGATCCAACGCATTCGCGCAATTCGCGCTAAAAAGGGGAAAAAAGCATGATTATTCCGAAGCCATCCGAAGGCGGCGACTTTACCCCGGCCCCTGCCGGGACATTCATCGCGCGCTGCTATCGCTTTGTCGATCTTGGCACGCATATGAACGAGTTCAATGGGGAAAAGAAAACCCGCCATGAAGTCCTGATTTCATGGGAATTGTCCGACGAGTTCATGGAGGACGGCAAGCCGTTCACGATCAACAAACGCTATACGTGGTCCATGCACGAGAAGTCCACACTTCGTCAGCATTTGGAGGCGTGGCGCAAGAAACAATTCGGCCCCGAAGATTTCGACGGACCGCAGCCCTTTGACACGCGCAACATTGTCGGAAAGCCCTGCACGTTGACTATCGTCAATGAGAAAAAGCAGGACGGCAAAACGATTGCGAAAGTCACGGGCGTAGGCCCGGCCATCAAGGGCGTTGAAGCGCGCGAATTGACGAATGCGCCGGTCTATCTGGCGCTGACCGCCGACCGATGGGATGCGTCGATCTACGCGGACCTTGGCGAATACTACAAGGGCCTGATTGCGGAGTCGCCCGAGTACAAAGACCTGATGATGAAGCTGCGCAAGCCGGATGATCCGCAGGGCTACAATCCAGGCGGCGATCTATCAGACGACATCCCGTTCTAATGTCGCGCCTCATCACAGACGACAAGATCGAAGCGGCGCTAAACTTCCTCGCTACATCTAGCGAGGACATAGCCGCCGCCCGTGCAATGCGGCTTCGCGCTGAGTTTCGGCGCAAGCGTGTGCGCGCTGAATTGATCCGCAAGGCGAACGAGCCGAACGCACAGATGCGCGAGGCATGGGCCGAAAGTCATCCCGAGTATGCGGCGGCTTGCGAGTCAGAATGTGAAGCCGTCGAGCGTGACGAGTTCTTGCGCGACAGGCGCAACGGAGCGGACGCCGTGATTGAGGCGTGGCGTAGCGAGCAAGCAAACGCCAGAGCCGGAAACGGATTTAGATAGAGGCGAACCATGTGGACAGGTTTCGACATTCTCATTGCGCTAGTGATACTAGCCGCAATCCTTGGTATAATTACATTGATCGTTCGGGCGCTGTATCCGAACAAGGTTGTAGCTGACGAGCGCGACGAGTTTGACAACTACGTGAGCGAGAACCCGGAGACGCGCTTTCGCAAGGTAAACGGGGATGATGTGTGATGGCAATGACGAAGGCAGAAAAGGCGCGCGTCGAAGAATTAGAAAAGGCGCTGCGTTTAGCTAGGGCGCTTCGCTTGCCTGATTACCCAAAGCCCGCCTCGATGACCCGCGATGAGATTACCGCAAACCTTGTGCCGGGTGGCGAGAAGTATGGCAGGCGGCGGAAGGTAGCGTTTGGGTATTTTTACAATACTCACTCGGTAACGGTTTCGCGCGGCTGTAGCGATGGCATGACGCACTCGTGGTCTGGCGATGTAACGACTACTCAAAACATGGGCGTCATGTATTCCGATGAAGCTGACGCTTGGCGCGCGGTTCGGCATGAGTTAACCGAGAAGTACGCTCGGCAGCTTGCGGATATTGATGCGCGCATTTCCGCGCTTGTGGCGCAAAAGGAAAGCGTGTGACCAAGCGCCCGACGATCCGCGTACACGGCAGGAGCGTTTTGGAGTGGATCGGTAAGACCGACGACCATATGCCGCCGCCGTCCATTCGCGCGCGCATCTTCGACCGATGCGAAGGCGTCTGCCACATCAGCAAGCGCAAATTGCAGCCTTGCGATGAATGGCACCTAGATCACATCAAGAGCATCAGAAACGGCGGGGAAAATCGCGAGACGAATCTAGCCCCGGCTTATGGCCCCGCACATCGCGAGAAGACCGCGAAGGAAAACAGCGACGGTGCAAAGGCTGATCGGATGCGCGTTAAGCACATTGGCGCAGATGATGAGCCGAAGAACCCAATTCCGGCGCGGCCTCGAAAGAAAGCCGCCCCGCAGAACAACGCAAGCCGACCGCTTGCAAAGACACTACCGCCCCCGCGCGCGATGTACAGGAGCGAGATATGAAATGGTGCGAATGCCTAAAGCGCGAAGTTGAGAATTGCGACTGTCCCGCCGCCACGTCCGCACCTGTGGGGGATGTGGGGGAGTTGGTGAAGCGGTTGCGCGAACGTGCAGGCTTTGCTCTAGAAGAAAACACCGCGACTGCTATCTCTGATGCGCGCCACTTCGAGGAAGCCGCCGACGCGCTCAACTCACTAGCCGCAAGGCTGGCGGAGTGCGAGGCTGCTGATAGGCAACGCGACGTTCGCGACAAGTTTCTTGTCGAGCGCGGTCTGTGGGGCGAATTTGTCAAGTGGCTTCCTGATGAACTTCCGCCAGTGGCCGCCGAAGCACGGCTGGCGGAGTGCGAGAACGAGAATTACGAGCTTCGCCTAATTATCATGGGCGGTGAGGATGCGCCCGGTTTTGCTGGCTCCGTGCCGCTAAACACGTTGCGTGATCAGATGCAGCGCGAGCGGCTTGATATGTCTCAAAGCTTAGAGGCTTCCGCCGCAAGGCTGGCGGAGTGCGAGCGGGAACGGGATGAGGCGCGCAATGCGGGAATAGCCATAGGCCAATCGCAAGGCTTCAAGCTGCATTTGAAATTGCAAGACCGCGTCGAGGCGTTGGAGAAGGCGCTTGGAAGAATTGCAGCATTTGACGATAGCGTTGCAAACGCCAAGCTCGCTGCGACAGGTAGCTATTATTACTTCGATGAGCCGAGGGCAGTTAAGATTGCCCGCGCCGCCCTCAAAGCGGAGGCTCCAAATGAGTGAGCAGGAGAAGTCAGAACTTACACAGCGCCAGCGTTTCGTCATCAAATGGATTGATGAAAACGAACATCACAGAGCGCGATGGATGCGCGAGGGCAGGGAAGCTTTCGGGCCATTTGAAACTTGGGACGCTTTTGAAATATCTGGATACAAAAAGCGCATCCGAATAAAGCGCGGCGACTTCGAGGCCATCCTGCCGTTTGTCGAAACGACTTCCGAGCAAGGCCGCATGTTCAAGTCAACCCTCTCCCCGGAGGCCCCATGACCCGCGCCTCTTTTACGCAAGCTGACGGGGAGCGCGCGCCTATGCGCCTGCTAGACGCCGCCCGGGCCGTCATGGGAGATTCAGCGCCTTCCGCCGCGTGGCTGCGAAAGCAGGCTGGCGAGGGGCGGCTTGTCATCTGGCGCATTGCCGGGAAAGACTACACGACGGAACTAGCCGTCAGGGAGATGCTGGACCAATGCGCGCTAAAGGGGCAAGGCTCTGGCTCCGGCCAGCATACGACAAAACCGCCTCAGTCTGGGTTATCCGCGACGGAACCCGGCAGATCAGCACTGGATGCGCTCCGGCAGAGCGCCAAGAAGCTGAGAGAAAGCTTGGCGAATACATCGCCGCAAAGCACAAACCCGCTCGCCTCGGGGGGCGTGACCCTCTTTCCGTCCCGGTCGCGGACGTAGCGAACATCTATTTGCAGGAACGCGCCCCGGGCCAGAAACGGGCGCATGAGACAATCAGGCGGATCATGGCTGTAGCTGAGTTCTATGGGGACAGGACGCTCGCCGCCGTCAATGGGCAGTCGTGCCGGGAGTATGCCGCCACAAGGCCGGCGCAGGCCGCCAGACGCGAGCTTGAGGACTTCCGCGCCGCGATCAATCATTATTTCGCAGACGAGCTTCTGGCGCCCAAGATTAACATACAGCTTCCAGACAAAGCCGCGCCCCGTGAGAGGTGGCTTACCCGGGCGGAAGCTGCCCGGCTCTTGTGGGCGGCATGGCGCAAGGCGCAGGCGATGCCCAAGGGCGGCAAGCGATACGTGGCGCAACATGTAGCCCGGTTCATCCTTGTGGGCCTGTACACGGGCACGCGGTCGGCGGCGATATGTGGCGCGGCGATAAGGCCAACTATCGGGCGTGGCTATATCGACTTGGAGCGCGGC